CTAAAAAAAGCAAATACACCGATCCAATTCACTGAGGAACAAATTATTGAGTTTCTCAAATGTAAAGAAGATCCGGTTTATTTTGCCAATAATTATATTAAAATTGTTTCTCTTGATGAAGGTCTTACACAATTTACTCCATATCACTTTCAAGAGAAATTAATTAATAACTTTCACAATAACAGATTTAATATCTGTAAGATGCCTCGTCAGACTGGTAAATCTACTACAGTCGTATCTTACCTTTTGCATTATGCTGTCTTCAATGACAGTGTAAACATTGGTATTCTGGCAAACAAGGCAGCAACCGCAAGAGAACTTCTTGGTAGGTTACAGACTGCTTACGAAAACTTGCCTAAGTGGATGCAGCAGGGTATTCTGTCATGGAACAAAGGATCAATGGAGTTGGAGAATGGCAGTAAGATATTGGTTGCTGACTCGTTCTTTGCATCTGTTTATCCTACTATTACTTCTGGTAAAAACACCAAAGTAATTATCGTATCCACTCCACATGGTATGAATCATTTCTACCGCATGTGGCATGATGCAGAAAGATCTAGAAACGAATATATTCCGACAGAAGTTCATTGGTCCGAAGTTCCTGGCAGAGATCTAAAGTGGAAAGATCAAACGATTGCCAACACTTCCGAAGAACAGTTTCGTGTTGAGTTTGAATGTGAGTTCTTAGGATCTATCAATACCCTAATTGCAGCATCAAAATTAAAAACATTAATATACGAAAACCCAATTCAGAAAAATGCAGGATTAGATGTATATGAAAACCCAATAAAAGATCACAATTATTTGATTACTGTAGACGTTGCTCGTGGTTTAGGCAATGATTATTCAGCATTCATTGTTTTTGATATTACAGAGTTTCCTTACAAAGTAGTAGCAAAATATAGAAATAATGAAATCAAACCAATGTTATTTCCCAGTGTCATATTTGATGTAGCAAAAGGATACAACGATTCTTGGTTGTTAATTGAGGTTAATGATATTGGAGATCAAGTTGCAAGTATTCTTCAATATGATTTGGAATATGAAAATGTTCTCATGTGCTCCATGAGAGGTAGAAACGGACAAGTTGTTGGTTCTGGATTCTCAGGAAAAAAATCACAACTTGGAGTTAGAATGACATCTGCAGTTAAAAAATTGGGTTGTTCTAACTTAAAGACTTTGATTGAAGATGATAAGTTACTTACTTTGGATTATGAAATTATTTCGGAACTAACAACGTTTGCACAAAAATCAAATTCCTTTGAAGCAGAAGAAGGATGTAATGATGACCTTGCAATGTGTCTGGTAATCTTTGCATGGTTGGTTGCACAAGATTATTTCAAAGAAATGACTGATAATGATGTTCGAAAGAGAATATATGAAGAGCAAAAAAATCAAATCGAACAAGACATGGCACCATTTGGATTTATATCAGATGGATTTAATGATGAATCGTCTTTTGTAGATAGTTCTGGTGACAGATGGTATGCTGATGAATATGGTGATCGTTCATACATGTGGGATTATATGTGATGGATTTTGACGATCAAGTTGAATTAGAGCATTTATTATTTTTTGATCGTAAATGTAGAGTTTGTGGAGTAATTAAAAGTTTATTAGACGACTATTACTTAATAAGAAAAAATAGAAGTACATTAGCATCTTCATATTCATATGAATGCAAGTCATGCACTAAAAAAAGAGTAAATAATTCCAAAAAATATAAAATTAAAAACAAAATTGATTGGGAATATCCTGATTGGTAGATATCATGCATAGTTTCCCCACTGAAAATACCCTTTTCCATAAATATTTTTAGATAAATTTGGACTGCGAGGGTAAACAAGATGCCATTAAATTTAGCATCTCCTGGGATTAAGGTAAGGGAAGTTGACCTTACTGTGGGAAGAGTTGATCCTTCTTCTGAAAAAATCGGTGGTCTTGTTGCACCTTTTGCACAAGGACCAGTAGATTTACCAATCGTTATAGGATCAGAAAAAGATTTACTCGATAACTTCGGTAAATCATACAGTACAGACAAGCACTATGAGCACTGGATGAGTGCATCATCATACTTAGCGTATGGTGCTCCAATGAGAGTTGTTAGAGCCGATGATGACGATTTATCAAATGCATATGTCGGAACTGGTGCAATTAAAATTAAGAGTATTGAGCACTATGAACAACTTCAGTATGATGATAACGTTGTTGCAAACAGATCTGTAATTGCCAAGAATCCAGGATCTTGGGCAAACGGAATCAGAGTTGCAATTATTGACGGATTAGCAGATCAGATTCTGACTATCGATACTACTAATATTAATGGTGGAGCCTCAAATATTGAAGTTGGAATGGGTGTCACCCAAGCAATTTCAGCAACTTTACCAGGTGCAGGAACAACTTCATCTCTTGATGGTTATCTCAAGGGAATTGTAACACAAGTTGCATCTGAGACCATTTCTGTTAAGGTACTGAGTCATGTTTCGGCTGCTGGTACAGAAACGACGGTAGATTATCAACCATCAGGTATATATGCATTTAATACCGCAGGAGGAGAGGTAGGAATTCATACAGTTGGTGAAACGGTTTCCTTTGGATCTACTTCAATTACTACGGTTAGTGATTGGTTTGATTCTCAGACTTTAGCAATTTCAACTGCAACTAGTGGTGGTACTGTCACAACTGCTACATTAAATTGGAACAATGTTGCTGATAGACCAGGAACATCTCAGTTTGCTCAAGATAGAGGAGCAAGATTTGATGAAGTTCATGTTGTTATTATTGATGGTGAAGGTAAAATTACTGGTACAACTGGAACAATTCTTGAGAAGCATCTCAATCTTTCAAAAGCAAAAGATGGAGAATATTCTGTAGGTTCTCCATCTTATTGGAGAGCATATCTGAAGACCAATTCTTCTTTCATTTTTGGTGGATCTGCACCAACAGGAATTACAACTACTGGTTATGCTTCCGGTTTCTCCCGTGCAACTGATGTTGATTGGGATCAAAATGCGGAAGGTGTAATTTTCGGATCAGTTGGAAAGCAAGATTTAATTCTTGCTAATGGAGTAAATTATGATGGCAATCAAGATCTTGAAGCTTCAGGAGCACTATCTCCCGAACTTAATAAATTGGTAGATGGATATGGATTATTTGAGAATAAGGAAAACTACAACGTAGATTTCCTTATTATGGGATCTGCAAATTATGCAAAAGAAAATGCTCAAGCACTTGCAAACAAACTTATTTCAGTTGCTGATATAAGAAAAGATGCATTAGCATTTATTTCTCCATATAGAGGAGCATTCTTGAGTGATTCCGCAGCAGGAACTGTCACCGTAAATGATGATGAAACTATCACTGATAATGTAATTGGTTTCTATGCACCAATCACGTCATCTTCTTATGCAATACTTGATAGTGGTTACAAATATATGTTTGACAGATTTGCAAATACTTTCAGATATGTACCACTGAATGCTGACATTGCAGGTCTTTGTGCTCGCAATGATATTGATAATTTCCCATGGTTCTCACCAGCAGGAACTCAACGTGGTGCAATTTTAAATGCGGTTAAGTTGACTTATAATCCATCTCAAACTCAAAGAGATAGATTATATTCCAATAGAATCAACCCAGTTATCTTCTCTCCAGGTGGAGGAGTTACGTTATTCGGTGATAAGACCGGATTAAATAGAGCATCCGCATTTGATAGAATCAACGTTCGTCGTTTATTCATCTATCTTGAAGATGCAATTTCTGCTGCTGCCAGAGATCAACTCTTTGAATTCAACGATGAAATTACAAGATCTAATTTTGTAAATATTGTTGAACCATTCCTTCGTGATGTTCAGGCAAAACGAGGTATTCAAGATTATGTTGTTATTTGTGACGAAACAAATAACACTGCTGCAATCATAGATAACAATGAGTTTGTGGCAGACATCTTTATCAAACCTGCAAGATCAATCAACTTCATTGGTCTTACATTTGTTGCCACCAGATCTGGTGTTTCATTTGAAGAAGTTATCGGTAACGTTTAATTTAGAGGTTTAAAGAAAAATGCCTAGTCGCCAACAACGTAATACCTCACCAGTAAGAACGATCAGTGATTTTAAAAGTAAGTTAACTGGTGGTGGTGCAAGACCCAATCTATTTGAAGTTGAATTAGCATTTCCAAATGCTGTCGCAATTGAAAATGATGTGCTTCAAAAAGCAAGATTCCTCGTAAAGGCAGCGGCACTGCCTGCCTCTACGATTGCTTCTGTTGATATTCCTTTCAGAGGTCGTATTCTGAAAGTTGCCGGAGATAGAACATTCGAAACTTGGACAATCACAGTTATCAACGATGTTGATTTCTCAATTCGTTCTGCTTTTGAAAAGTGGATGAATTCAATCAATAAGATGACTGATGCAACTGGACTTACAAATCCAATTGATTATACTAAAGATGCTCTGGTAAAACAACTTGACCGTAATGGTGGAGTTCTTAGAACTTACAAGTTCTG